ACGGTGTAATAATTTTACCGATGATAGTGATAAAAAGAACATCTTTAGCGATGAATGACCAATTACCATTTTCATTTGACAACGATGTAAAAGGTAAGTTCATAAGTGTTGTTCGTTCAAGTAGTGGTTGGAGTAAAAATAATAGATACGATAGGTTTGCTGTTTTAACAGGCCAAAAACCTGTACAAGAGTTTGTAAAGACAGGTATGCCTGATTTTGTGATTTGTAGTTATAGTGTAGTTATGATGACATCTTTTATAGAACAGATGAATGATTTAAACAATCTTTGGATAGAACATTTGGAAACTTATTTTGGTGACCAAACTAGTCATCGTTTCTTATCATCTCTTTCTGGTGATATATCAAACGAAGTAGAAATGGAATCACAAGGTGAAAGAATAATACGAAATGAGTTAACACTTGAAATAAAAGGATATATGATACCTGAATTTACGGATACCGTATTTGGTAAAACTGCTGAATTAGGTAGAGCTTATACATCAAAAAAAGTATCGTTTTCTGAAAAAATCATATAATTATATATGTATATAATTGTTATAACAAAATAAACAAGAGGTTTTAAAATGTCAGAAGTTAAATTTACAGAACAAGAACTACAGTCTCTTCAAGAGCTTTCCACTAAATCAAATGGAATTACCAATCGTTTTGGTCAGTTAGCAATTGCTAAGATTAATTTAGAAAAGCAATCCGAGTCAGTTGAAGAAGAAGAGTTTAAACTTCACGAAGAGTTGGAAGCTCTCAAAGTAGAAGAACAAGAAACTCTTCAAAAGATTACTAAAAAGTATGGACCTGGTACATTGAATCCAGAGACAGGAG